TTATTCGGCAGTATAATCCTCTCCTGTGATCTCTTTGTACTCATCCTCCGTGATCCACTTCCCCACAGCATTGTAAACTCGCTTTTTACTCCACAGACCATGATCATAATATTCTTTTACTTTGTTATAATTTTTACTCATCTAAAGTCACCTCCATTTGCATAGCCATATAATCAAGATCTGCTCTCTGCTTTTCAATATTGTCCGTATTGGTAGCTGTCTGCTCCGCATTCGCCGCAAGGCTTACAGACACTTCCGTTATACGCTTCTCGGTATCATCAACCTCTTTTCCAAGAATAACCGTTTTTTCATCGTCGCGGAGTTCCACATGCTCTAGCACAACATATCCAGTAATCACAGATGTCAGCACGTCATCATCTGTCAAGATCTCTAATCGCGCAATGCTGTCCTTGTCGGTAAAAATTGTCTGTAACTCCTCACAGGAGCTGTCATTGTCAAATACAATATGTAATGCTCCATTTTTATAATTTGCATCCACTATCGCGTAGATGTCCTTTGATGTTTTTAATTTCATGTTTCTTATCCTTTCTGTGACATGGTTTATAAAGTTACGTTTTTTCATTAAACAATGATTTAAAAGGTCTCTTGCATGAAAGATCAATAGCACTTCCACAAACTACAGTGTTAGATTACATAGTATACGTGAATTCTCCTATTGGATGTCAAACCTTTACAGCAGAACACTCATCTGATTTACCAAGATCAACGGGAGAATTCAATATATTATGGTTTGGGAGTGGAAACAATTATAATGGCTCAAGACTTCATGTAATTGCTATTCCTTATTCGTCTTCCACGACTAGGAAAATATATGCAAGAGAATATTTTAATCAAACTTGGCTTACTGATTGGTATGAATTATAATTTTACCCAATTGCTCCAAACAGCATCATGCAGACTCCGAATCCACAACTCGTCTTTTCCTTTGAACCCGTACTCTGCCCGATATACCTGAGATGCTATTTGAGTTAAACGAGGTGCTGAACCGGTTCCGTATCCAAATTGTATTACATTCCACCAACCGTCTAAATTTGGATACGGAGAATCGGATATTGGATCGCCACCTCCAGCTACGCAATAGACGTGTATTCCTGTTGTTAAAGGAACGTCATTAAAAAGATTAAAAGTTCTTGGAATATAAGAAATATCCAGCATATTGGTATTCAAATCATTGTTTATTTGCGCAATACTTGCAGCCATCGTCCCCTCTATGTTCGGATTCGCCTGCCGCGCGTCTAATGCACTCCCGGGTTCTGTGGTGGTATTGTTGTTCACTATTGCCGGTTTTCCATCCAGGTCATTGTATTTCCCCGAAAATGCAACCGTCTTTAAATCTGCAAAAAACTTTGCAATCTTTCCAAGAATCTTCGGCATTTTCTCCTTGGATGCTATGTTTTCTCTTTTTGCTGCTACTGTAAACTCCGGCTCCTGTAATGCATCTGTTGCATTTTCCCTTGTTTTCATCTGTTCATCAATCTTTTTCAGATTGGCATTCACAACATCCACATCGTAATCATCCTGTGGATCATCCATCTGCAGATCATAGTATTTTGTTTTTGTCATGGCAAAACCTCCTCTTTCAATTGCCTGTGCGTATAGCTATGTAACTGTGCATGCGTAAATTTATGCAAAACCGCATGTGTATTATAAATAAGAAGCACTTTGTAGCATATATCCTCTGGTGACATACGCCGGATCAGTTCTTCGACAACTCCAACACGATCCGCTACATTCAATTTCAGATGCACAAGTATGTAATAATGCTCCTCATCTGAATACAGATCATAATTGTTTTCTCCTAGGCTGGCATTTAAACATTTTACAAGTGTCGGATGTGTGTACGGTATCCGCTCATTCCACCGCAGCGACACACGCGACCGGCGGAGTTCCAAATTTTCACCCGCGCCCGGAATGATATGTAAGATTCTTTCGAACCGCTCAATCCCTTCTACATCCGAAGTTTCTATAAATGCATTTCGTAATATTTTAGTGGTATCCATGTTAAGAGCCGCCACCTGTTTATCCTCGCTCTGCATCAATTGCTTCATTTCTTCAAACTGCTGCATAAACGGTGGCAGATAATCAATCATTTTTTTAACCACTCACATCACCCCTTACCGGGATTGCATCCTCATCCAATGTTACATTTTCAGATGCACCATTCAGTTTCACATCTGTAATATCCAATATTCCATCAATCAATAATAACCGAGATTCAATCTGGCTCTTGCGCACCACCAGGTTATCTTCATTACTCCAATCAGCAGAAAGTTCTGTAAAATACCCATCTATTGTCGACTTTATATCGGATTTTAAGGATTCAAATGAATATCCATTCTTATAAACCGCGGTAACCGCCACAGCAACAGGAACTTCTTTCACTCCCATAACCTTTACCACATGCCCAATAGGTGCCAGACCATATCCATCTCCTGTCTTATCATCCGGATCTACATCATTTTGTACTTTCTTCACTAATGTAGCTGATGGAGCTTTAAGCTCTGATGATATGATATACACTCGAACAGTGCCACCCACTGTAAGAAGTTTATTTTTTGCAGCATCATGTACCGCTTTCAACCATGCAAATACTTCCGTTCCAACGGTTTCCGCAGACTGCTTTCCAATCCACTCCGTAACTGCTGTAACAGGAATAAACTTTGCCGGATCATATCCTTTTTCCCACATCCGGATAACTTTGCATGCACCAACTCCATCAATGGCCGATACACGTTCCTTATAATCCGGATTGTTGCCACAAAAGCTTGTACTAGAAAATCCCTCGTAATAACGTTCACGGAAATCTTCCACATCTTCCTCATCCTCGCCGGGGATCAAAACCTCTGTAAGTTCCGCTGATTCCATATCATTCAGATCATTCTTTGTTTCAATCGTAAGCAATGTTCCCAGCTGCTGGTTTCCAACAATACCGGCAGTCTCACATGTTACCTGGTACTCTCCGGTTGCTTCATCCATTACAGATGTTACCTCATAGTTCAAATCTCCGAGATTAAAACGATCACCAATGGAAATATCTGTATCTGACGGTTTTACCACCATTTTACATATCGCATTTGTTTCTTCCTTTGGATAAATTCCGTTTTCTGCTGCTCGTTTGATTAAATAATAGTAGGATGCTGTATCTGCGTATACTTCATTCACAATCATATCCATGTCTATGTACGCTTGCGCAAGCTCCATAGCCATCGGAGCAATCGCATCATAGATCACAGATCCTTCACGCTTGTCCAGCTTATCACTCACCTGCGAAAGCATTTCTTCCATGATGGAATCAAAATCCTTATTCTCAAACACTAATATCCCACCTCCGTTTCCAATCCGCTTACTTTATCGCCTTCTGCTGTAATTACAGAAAATGTAACATGCAGGGCTTTCTTTCCAGCCGGTTCCATTTCAAAATCTGTACAGGAATCAAAACGGTCGTCAGACGTAATGGCATCGGTAATCCTCAGTGGCAGTTCTGACATAACATAGGGCAGCGGCATCCCCCGTAAATCTGCAAGTTCTACACCATAGTCCCATGAATAAATCTCATTTTTATACCGCTCTGTATTTAGAATCTTCATGATTGCCTGCCGGTTCGCATCTTCTCCGTCTGTTTTGCCGAGAAAAATGCTTGGATCACTCTCCGTTGCTCCTATCTGCATTGCATATGTAAGCGATGGATCACTCTCCACCTCAAATCCTGTATCCTGTTCTTCGTCATCATCTTCATAATTAATTGGAACCATCAGTTCACCACCCTGTCTATAATTATGTATTCCTGCCCGCCGCTTTTTCGAAGCATAAGCACCTTTTCTCCAACTTTAAGACTATTCCGTACAGTTCTTCTTTGAATAACATCCCCACTTTTTATCTCAACTTCATAATCAGTGACATTTCTACTCAAATGCAAAAAATCTTCATCAATTTCCAAATCATTTGACATCTTAATTATAAGTGGAGACACACCTGAAACTGTACCAATCTTATAATCACTCATTTTTGCTGATCTTACGGCATCCATTGCAATTTTCTTAATTAACTGCACCAAGCTATCACTCACTAAAATCACCTCCAGATACAACTAAGTCCATTGTGTACTCGCAATTTTTAAATGTATGCGTAACCTTCTCTACCAACATGTAGTTTGCCACTGTGATATCTCCCAAATCCAACATGACCGGAACCAGAGAACCGCCACGTACATTTACATTTCCAATTACGCCAGATATGGTCAATGTACGTTTTTTCTTATCATACAGTTTTAACAATGCCTTTGATTTAAGCTTTCCAATATCAGGGTTGTCAATCTTATCCAAATACTGTAAGGTTCCCCATTTTCCTATGTTTTTTGAATCTTTTGTTACATATAAATCAAAAGTTCCTTTTTTCTTGTTTTCATATACAAGCTTTATTTGGTTATACGCATCACTGTCAATGGTTGTTTTATAGGAATAATCTTGTCCGGTCTCAGCATCCACCAAACATGTATTGACTTTCATTTTTGCTACATCTGTAAGCTGAAGCTTTCCTACCTCGTCATAAAGCACATAGGTCTTTCCCTTTACTATCAGAGTATCATCCAGGGCATTTTGAATAATATCAAATAATGTAGTATTATCTTCTATGGCTGATCTGCGCCATCCAGTGTCAGCAAGCGTACCATATTGCAAATTAAATCTCTTAGCCAAAATCTTTATCAACTCACCGGCTGTTTTCTTTTTGTACACAATTGTTTCTTTATTTTTTAAATATCTGAGCTGATCATATACTATATACGATGCCATCCCATCTTTCTTACCTTCTTTTGTAAATACAAAACCATAGAAAAACTTCTTGCTGTCCACAGTAACAAGAACTTCATTTCCCATTCCTATGGAAAATCCTTTTTCAACTTTTGCTGTGAAAGTAAATTTGCCAGGTGTGCTGTCTCTTTCCCATACAACCTTTGCTCCCTCTTCCGCCGGTACTGTAAATTTCTTTTTTCCATTATTTACAGTAATCATTACATTGCCAGCTGGTATTTTTCCCGTTTCTGCTTCATCGGCTTTTATGGTTTCCGCTTTTGCCTCATGACGCGATAATATTTTCTGAAAATATTGCAGTTCCTTTTTCGAATCCTTTTTTCCACTACCAGATGAACCATTTTGGGTGCTTGTATATTTTGGCGTACCATAGCCTGTAATTGTGGCATTATTCAGAGAATATGATCGCCGTGCTACCTTATCAGATGTATTTCCTTCAATAGTATGTAACTGTCCACCGCTGACGCTCTCAACAATGCCTACATGGCTTCGGCCAGTTTTAAAATAAACAATGTCACATCTCTTCGGGGTATATTTGCCTTTATATTTGAACTGCCCACGCTTTTTAAACCACTGCATCCCATAGGTTGTAGATGCTGTTTTCGGAACAACCGAAGTCGATACTCCAGCCTCGTGTGCACACCAGGAAACAAACGAATGGCACCATGCAGCACCATTCGCTCCTGTATATTCTCCGTATTTTGTTCTGTTGTTTCCCTGCTCCCGGTATCCGATCTCTCCAATCGCTACATCAACAATATCTTTCATCAGCTACCACCTCCCGGAAGTTTCAATACCGTTCCAGCATACAAATAATGACCATTCGATGATGATTTTCGTCCATGCTTACGAGCTGCATTTTCAATCGTTTTCTGGTTTAACTGATAGAGTTTCTTCCATGCAGATGCATTGTTCATCTGTTTCTTTGCGATTTTCATAAGCGTGTCACCAGATTTTATCTTGTAATTCTTGGCTATAGCTTTCGTTTTCTTCCGCTGTTTTTTAACCGTAGCAACCGTTTTCTTTTTTCCGGATTTTGTCTTTTTGCTTTTAAGTACAAGTTTCTTTGCTCCCCAATGACGATACTGCTTCATGTTAAGCTTTACGCACACATCTGATCCGTATTTATCTACATCTTCCATGATTTCATAATCTTCGATGGTCACGTCTGTTGTAATATCTTCAATGAGATGTTTTTGAGAAACTTCATAGCGTAGGAGTTTAAATACAACTGGTTTCTTCTGATTTTTCCATTTTTCTAATTTGGAAAGATAATATGCAGCCCCCACTTTTGCTTTTTCTTGTGAAAAAGGATATTTATGGATTGGCAATAAAAGCTCCGGGATTGTAATATCAGACAATCCCGGAGACTTAATGTAGTTAACCTCTCCCTCATTTATGAGAGTTATGGTCTTATTTTTGTTATTGGTCTTGATGTTAAGAGATCCTGGGGTCACCGGAAAAAGAACCCCATCAATATATAATTCATACATCTTTAGTGTTCTCCTTCCGCTGCTGCATTCATTTCTTCCTCAATTTTGCTACGCAAATGCTCTGCCATTCCATCTAAATCCATATCATTGTTTACGTTGTTGTGGTTAATCATCTCAACCTTGATCTGTGCTGTTGTAAATTTATTCACGTACTCACGATCCGCGATATCTCTCAAATACTTCAGATCCTCACTGGATGCAGATAATGTATTTGCCGTTTTTGCGGTATTCTTGGCAGTGTCTGCTGTATTTGCCGCTGTTGCTGCGTTACTGGACGCAAGCGCATTTGGATAATTATTCGCATTTGGAATATTGGTAGCCTTTGAAGATAAGGTATTCTTTATTTTACTGGTTACACCATCTCCCCATGCCGCCCCTGCAGTATATGCATCGTCGACCCATCCTTTCTGGTAAGTGTCATACGTTTTTACTCCTTTACTAAATGCAGCCGGCACGCTGGCATAATCTTTTGTATTCCCGGCAGCTGCTGCCGCTTTTGATGCATAATTATCTGCTGCCCCCGTAATTCCAGAATAGTCAAAGTCTACAAAAGGAAGTTTATTCAATGCCGAACAAATGCCAGATACTACCGTAAGTGCTGTAGACAGCATGTTGTACCAGAGTGCCTGTACATGACTGATCGCATTGTGAAAAGCAATTTCAACATTGGTTGCACATGCTCCCCCTGCGTTCCATATTCCAATGAAAATATCTGCAACTGTTAATCCCCAATTTTTAAAATACTGGATAACAACATTGATTCCACCAGTTATCATTCCGAAAACTGACTGCGCAATATGCCCGGTTCCGGTAAATTTATTTGCCAGTATTCCAATTAGAACTATAAGTGCACCTATTGATATGGCCACTATCGCTGCAGGGTTTGCATTCATTGCAGCATTATATATCCATTGTGCTGCAGCAGCTGCTTTTGTTGCACTTGTGGAAAGCAATTGCCATCCATAATAAACAGTAAGCGCCGCTGCCACGCCTTCAACAATAGGGCCTATAATTTGCCAGTTGTCTGATACAAAAGTTCCTACTGATCCAATTCCTTCAAATATATCAAGAACCACACCGGCTACCACTGCAAGGTCATTTATTGCATTCGTTGTAAACGTTTGGAAGCCATCTGTATTTGCGAGATCATTAAGTCTCTGTAGAACCGGCTGAAATGCCATAGTGGCATTATTTTGAAATACCGTCCACATTTGTCCCCATGTCATAGGCATAGATTCAAAATTAGCATTTATCTCATCTGTTGCCGCAAATACTGCTTGTTTCACAACATCTGCCGACAGTTCCCCATCTTGTGCCATACTTCGAATCTTACCTATCGGGACATCAAGATAATCTGCAATATTCTGAATCAGATTCGGTGCCTGTTCAAAAATACTGTTCAACTCATCTCCACGCAGCACACCAGATCCTAATGCCTGTGATAACTGCAATTCTGCATTTGCTGCTTCCTGCGTAGACGCTCCTGCAATTGTCATCTGCTTTTGGACTAAATTTGCGAACTGGACAACTTCTGTACTGGAACTAAATGCATCTTTCGCATTATTACCAAATCGAGCAACCACACTCGCCATATCTCCTAATAATCCTCTGGCATCGTTTGCAGCCACATAAACCATGTTGTACAAATCGGCCGTACTCTGCAATCCGTCATTCATCATATTTAATCTGGATGTAGTCTGTGTGATCTCATCCGACATCTCCAAAATTTTTCCAGCCGTCTGAATACTCAGGTACGCCCCTGCCATTCGTTTAATTGCCGAAACTAAATTCGATGATTCACTTGCACCGTTTTGCAATGACTGATTAAATTGTTCCTGTCTTCGAATATTATCATTGATCGGACTACCCGCCTGTTGCATTGTTTGATTGAATTCTTCTGCCGCTACAGTTGCCTGTGCAATTTCATTCCGGGCAGCGAATAATGATGCTGTATTAACCCCAGCATTCATGGACTGATTCATATCATTCATAGCAGATATGGTCATATTTACAGCACTTACAATATGCATAAGAGGAGCACTAAAGTTGTCCGCCAGCTGTATTCCTGTTGTAATTGTAGCCATATCATCACCGCCCTTCTGCTTCCTTGGCTATTCTCTTTGCCTCTTTCTTTTCCGCTTCTACCCTTATATCTATACAGGCAATAATAAAAGCCTTTTCTTCCTCTTCTAATGCGACCCACTGGGAAGGAAGAATGTGAAGCTTATGTAACGCATAATACGCATAATTAGCTTCAACATCCCCTTCCTCAATTAGTTTTTTGCCTCGGCCTTTTTATCGTCTAAGGTACTGAATCCATGATAGTTCTGCACCCATTCGGATAAGTCCTGATATTCTCCCGGCTCATCAATCATTGCATATAACAAATCTCCCGGTGTTTTCACTCCATAAGAATCCTGAAGCTCTGCATTATACAAATCTGGTTCGACCACACTTTCCGCGATCAGTTCATTCAGATATCCTGCTGTATCTAATTTAGGCCGAAACATATTAGGTTTTCCATTGATTTGTACATCCTTGGTGTGCTTTTCTCTAATAGTTTCATTCTCCTTTGATGATACCGGACGAAATACAAAATCGAGTGGATTACCTTTTTCATCAACAAAAGCCTTTGATGGTGCATATGTTCCATTCTCTTTCTTAATTTTGTTTTTTTTGAAAAATCTACTTAAATTTGACATATGTTATCTCCTTTTTCTTTCCATATAAAAATCCCCTCATGCAATGCACAAGGGGAATATATTACGCTGCTAATCCAATAAGTTCCTCAAATTTCTTTGGCATATCGAAGTCATCAAATGTGAAATCAACATCTTCATCCAAATAAGAATCTGACGAAGCATCAAACTTTGCAAGAATGCCTCCATCAATATTACACTGCAACAGGGTAATGGTCTGCGATCCTGCATCACTCGATGGATCATCATTTGTAATCTCCATTTCAAAATACACATCATCTCCGGTATCTTTGAAATTAAGCATCATTTCGCGAAAAATACTGGTATTGTAATGCATCGTGCAAGAACCAGTTCCTTCCCACGATACGGATTTATTTCCTTTACCGGTTTTTCCAAGCGTAGGAATTTTCACCTTATTTTTTTTGAATTTCGCTTCCATCTTAATCGCTGTCATAAGGTTATATCTCCGCTCTCCAATCGTGACATAACACTGGGCAAGAGCTGCAGAAATGGAATCCTTTGCCAACATTACATTAGACATTTACCTCACCTCCTCCTATTTCACCACTGTAGTCATGTACATAATACTCATGGTGTTTACCACCTCAACAGCATTCTCGACAACTACAGATTTCTTTGTTTCGCCCCGCATCACAGATACAAAATCACGCTTGAAATTTTCAATTGCACGTAAATTCTGTAATTTTTCCCGAATCTCACACAGTCCACTTTTCAGGCTGTTCCGCCCCGGGGCATCATTTGGGAACTTACCACGGAATCTTGTTTTAAAGAGCAGTGCATCATCATTTGCCAGCTGATCTGCAACACGAACCGTCTGATTATCGCAGAAGAACTCATTGCATTCCTCTGTAATCGTCACATGTGTATTGATATCACTAAGGATTTCAATTTCATCATCATTTCTGTCAAATACAAGCTGTCCCTTTTTAATATAATCCTCCAGATCATTGTCGATCGGCTCAATGGCAAATTCACCATCGTACACTTTACCCTCGCAGGATTTGTTTACTGCCGTAGCACACTCAGCCCCGGTCAGCCAGTATACTGCAGATGCTTCGGACCATCCTTCATCTGTCGTTTTGTTTGGTGTAGAAATAACGCCCATATAGTCAGCATCCGACTTGTAAAGCACCAGCTGGAACTTCTTACCAACCTCATCACGCATACGCTTTACATATGCCACATACAGCTTCTTGGTTACCTCGTCAGTAATCACAACGCCCATCGTATTAAATCCGTAGGCTTCTGTCTTTGCCTGATACTTCGCATGCGCATCACCATCGACCGTACCATTAGTTCCACCGGTCAGTGCCGCGGATGCAACTGCTGCAAGTTCCATGGATTCTGTTTTAAAAGAAACATAATCATTGTCTTTCAGATCAGCCGCTTTCTTGACATTCTGCACCTCAATACGGGATGTATCAAGATATGTTGTTACATTCCATGAATCCGGATCATCTATATCCTTTGCGATGGAGATCTTGATATCATTTCCACGGATACCGGTGTACTTTGCCGTAGCATAGTCATTAGCCGCTTTTACCCCACCGCCGTTTAACCGGTATGCATACAGTACCAAGGTGCCCCCGGCAAACAGATCCCGTAGACCTTTCATTTTTTCATCGGTATATTCATATCCGAAGATCTTTTTCGAATACTTCTGCATATCCCCTTTGGTAACTTTAAAAATTTTATCTTCTGGTCCCCAGTCAAGTTCCAGCGGCATTGTTGCAATACCACGGTCCGACAGTGCCGCGGATGCAATCCCTGCGCTTACGACATTGATATACGCACCCGGGATTACTTTATTCTGGGTTACCCATGTTCCTCCGCCAAATGACATTTATCTCACCTCTTTCTTCAGATAATCGCCGATGATCTTATCCACCTGCACGATCGTATATGTCTTTCCGTTTTCCAACAGTGCCTCCAACAGATCCCGCTTTTTCTTATAGCGTTTGGATTCTGCCAGCTGCTGCTTTGTAAATACATCCGCAGATACCTGTGGTTTTACTTCTGTATTTGTTTCACCCATATCGCACCTATCCTTTCAAATGTAATATTGTTGTCATAGTTTCCATAAGAGGAGCCGGAGTCTCTACCTTGCGGACGAAATAATTGTAATTTACAAAGAAATTCAGCACTCCGTCTGTAATCTCATGATGCATGTCCGTCCCTCGTACCGGCCTGTCTGCATCCAAAGGCGTAATATTCTCCAACGCCCATAACATACGATCAGCTACATCGCGGCATTCACTATTCGGATTGTCCTCCGATTCCGGGAAATACTGTATACAAAATGGATTGTCCATCAAATACCGTTTGGATGGGAAATCTGTCTTGGATGGATTTAAGAGGGTAATAAAAAAGCAAGGCTCTTTCAAGTCCTGCTTTATTTCCTCTGTATAAATTTCATAATCATCCCCAAACTCTTGGTTCAGGGCAATTGCTATCCCGGCTATCACGTTGCTAATCATTGAATGTACCTCCCAAGAACTCTTCCAGTCTCTTTTCCAGTAACCCAGGAGCCATACGTTTGATTTCATTTTCAGAAATAGTCATCATAAACTGCCCTTTAACCCATCCGTTATGGTTTGCTGTTCGATGTCCGAATTCTACAAAACTCGCATACTCAGTTGGATTCATAATTTTAATGGTGTACTGGTTCCCTGATTTTGTAACTTGAATGCTATCAACAGCCGCCTGTACTCCTTCTTTATTACCTGCAGTCCACCCTCTTCGAAGAGTACCACCAACCTTGCCTGAACTTGCTGGATATTTTCCTACAGGTGTCCTTTTGATTACCTTTGTGAGCAATCTGGCCGCAAGTTCCTTTGCACATGATTCGCAAAAAGAATTCCTTGTATCCTCGCTGCCTGCCAATCTATTCAAATTTTCCTGAAACTTCACCAGTTCCCGCATATCCACGCTTCCCATCCCCATCATGCATACCTCTCTGATAATTGCAACACAATCTCCTGATGCGTCGGATATACTGCTGCCACACTGCCGCATTTATAGTTTTGTGTCACACCAGCCTGTGTTACTGTAATCTTTGCTCCAGGTTTAATCTGCACGTCCGGAGATAAAAACAGCTTTGTGACCTGTGCCGTCTTTGCTGCTGATTCCGTCTGATCCACTGCACTGACACTAGAATATGATAAGCGGCATGGTTCATCTTCCAATACCACCACATCTTTTTCTGTTGTAATTCTGGTTTTTGGATCTTTCAATTTCTGATGCTCCATAACCGTACATCTGCCATCATATGTGGCTTCCTGCGCTTCCCTTGCAAGTGCCTGTGCCTGTTTGATTGCATCCGCGATCATTTCCATGCCACCTTTCTGTATCGGTTCAATGAAGATTTATAATTTTTCAGCACTGTATCCTTGAAATTATCATCCACATACTGACGGAATGATGTAGAAGTATCGCCCTCGGAAATTGAGGAGACAGAACCAACAGCTCCCGTCTCACTTCCAATATTCTCATTCCGATACAGATCCATTGCCATGCGGTAGCCGGTGTTTTGCAACCCATCCGGCATTTCCTCCACATGACAGTAGTTCTTAATGATTTCTTCCACATCTGCAATGACAAATTCAAGCACCACATCCTTAGAATCACCCTCAATTCCAAGTAGTACTTTTAACTTTGCCAGCTCCATAGGCTACCCGATCTTGTGCTTGATCGCTACGATTCTAAGCTGCTTTGGCTCGTATACCGGATTCCAGTTCTCTGCCATTGCAAGCTCTGCTCTTGTTGGTGTCTCCACATGTTCACGCTTTGCTCCGGTGTATGCGATTCCTCTCGGATGCAGGATAAACGCCCTACGGTTAATCAGATAATCAATACCACCACCGGTCTGTTTGTCGCGATCAACCTCTGTTGCTACATGACCGACCGGAGAACCATTTCCATATGCGATTGCTCCATTTCCAAACAGATATGTGGTATACACACCATTTTTAGCATCCACCGGGCAACCATCATCCACGGTCACACGTCTGCCCTGGTAGGTGTCAAACTCAACATCTGTAGAATCACGCTCGGTCTCAATCAGGTTCAGTTTTTTCAGATAAGACTTGGTCGCAGAGTGCATTGCTACGCCGGATAACTGCGCCTGTGCATCACCAAGAAGCTGGCACGCATCGATAAATGCAGATGCACTGATCTGCTTTGCGGCATCCGTCTTTCCAATAGTCAGATCAAGGATATGATCCGCCATTCTGGTCTCTGCCGCCGGTGTTCCACTATCTCCTGCGGTAGTGGTTCCAAACACACCGGACAGGATCGCGATCAACTCTTTCTGCATATCTCTCGCCCAGTAACCAGCTACCAGATCACCGATTGCTTTCATTGGATCAACTCCAGCCAATGCCGCGGAAAGATTTGTAGCAGCCCACATCTTCTGTCTAAGAATTGTGGTGGATACATCTTTGTTAGAACCGATCTTTGCCGGTGTCATCTTCACATCCTCAAGTGTTGGCTCCGATTCTCCATTCAGATCTTCAAAGAATGGCATATTGTGTGTTCTGGCCGCTTCACTTGCCAGTGTGTCAAATTCCGGGCTGTTTACCACGATTCCACTCTTAAAAAACGCGGACAGCTCCATTGTTCTGTTGATTACATACCGGTTAAACAGCTCCGGTACAATCACATCTGCAATTTTTGTAATTGCCATAAATCATTTTCCTCTCTTTCTTAAATTGTCACTCCGGCGGCTGCGGCCATTGCCTTTGCCTGTTCCGGATTAGATTTTAAAAGTTCACCCTGTTTTGTCAGATTGAAGGTATCTTTTGCAAATGGATTTACAGCACCGGTACCACCTGTGCCACCCTGCGGATGATACGGCGGTTTCTGCTCCTGTTTGAACAAATGTACCATCGCTTTATCTTCCTTATATGGCTTTACCGCTTCCTCTACACCGACCGGCTTGCCCTCTTTGTCAAACATAAACTTATCAAGCCCACCTGCTTTGTAGATCAGATAGTCCGGATCAAGCACTCCCTGTTTTGTGAGGGATTCTTTCAGCGCATAGGTCTTTGAGATCTTCTCATTGGCTGTCTGCTGATCTTTTAACTTCGTCTGCAGATCCGCAATGGTGTTCTGTAATGTCTCATTGTCTGCATTGTTCTTTTTCAGATCTCCGATCGTAGTATTAAGCGTTTTGATCTGACCGGCAAGATTCTCTTTTTCTGCCACGGCGGTATCATACTTGCCTTTGCTGACATACTCGCCCTCTGACAGATCTGCATACCTGATATGCTTTAACTTGTCCGATTCATTCGCATTTGCCGCATCAATTTTCTCTTTGACCTGTTTATACAGTTCTTCTCCTAACAATTCTTCTAACTTCATGGGTTACTTCCTTTCTGGCTTTATTTGCAGCCACGCTTATCAATATTTCCCTGATACGGGTTTCTGCCGGCAGTTTTCATGTCATAAGGCTTTCGGACAATATAAAAACAGGACTGCCGGAGAAACTTACTTAGCGTCACCTCTGCGCTGTTCGGTTCATAGATTTCCGGTTGCCCTGTTATTATTGATTTTGGGTATGAAAATACCACCATATCATTTCTGACTGGTGGTAACTTTCAATTTTACATTTCTATCATTTTCCGGATCAGTTCCAGATCTGTCACTTCAAGTGTCACAGTTCCTTTCAACGGATCTATATCTTCAAAACGAAGTCCTGAGAAAATCAGTCTTTCACAAGACTGCTCCCCCTGCACATCTCCAACTGCTTCATATACTTTTCCTGCATTAAACTCATCATCTGTCTGATATTCAATATTCTGACATAAAATGAATGATGCATAGATTTTCTTTTCTCCTTTACTTTACACCTTCTACCAAGAACAGGTGTCATACTCTGGTGTTCTGTAATTTCGATTTTCCCGGTAAATTGTGCAAGTGGCAACCGTCTGCCAGCTGTGATCACATTCAATGATGCGTTTTGAACATCTAATGTTTTTATAAGTTTCACCATACTATCACCCCTGCTTTTCTTCAAAATGCGGACATTTTACATTTTTTCCATTCCAAATTTCAGATGGAAGATTTTTGGGATAAGCATCACAATATTTTGAAAAATCGTTTCTTGAGCCTCTGTATTTACTGCAGTTCAAACATACGCAAAACAGATTCAGCTTATATCTATCTATTTCATATGGTTTATATTTGCTCATGACAATTACCGCCTTTCAAATCTAGGTTTGACATTATATAGTTCATACAATCTTTCCCAAGCAGCCTCTCCAAGTAATATGATCGCATCCTCTTGTTTCATTCCATGTTTCACTTCATCATAATATTTATCTTGTAATTCATATATAATTTCGTCATATGTATCACTAAATGTCTTGAAATCTGGAAGTTTTTCTACCTGTTCATTATATTCTAACACATATGTACCGTTTTCCCCACAGGTTCTGAAACTTTTGACTTTATAATTTACCAGCAGATACAGATCTTCTGGGGACGGCGGCGTACTCAATGGATGATTATGAGTAACATCTTTTCCTTTCATCATTTTAAGCTGATACTTCGTAAATTCTATAGTATCCTCATTTCCCAACTGGCAATTTACCGCTTTCCCATTGTAAAATATAACTCCAACCTCATGGTCGAACTTGCAGATTTCCGACTCGACCGTATCCACATTTTTACCCTTAAAATCATAATAGTTCGGGTTGCTTTTATTATTGTTTGTGATAATCCCCAACCGGTCTTTCGCTGCATTGTTACCATCTGCAAAAGAGAATTTCCACTCTTCATATGTCATATTGCCTGGTACATAATATGTTTTTCCATCTTCACCACGCGCTGCACGTTCTCCCGGCACTCCAAAATCATCTTCAAAGTATGGGCAGGTACACCCACGGCAGTTCGGATGGAACGGCGGAGCTGTCACACCAATTTCATACTGACTCATAGGGAAATGCTGCCCGTCCATAGAACCACAAAGGCTGCATGTAAAACTATCTAATGTTTCCAATATTTCAAACTGTTCCACCCCAAGTTCTGCAAAACAATCCTTTTGCGCTGCATTGGAAAAAGCCGCCTGTTCTGTCATAACCAAGCGGCCCGCGTTCTGTTTTGATACATTCATCTTCCGTGCCAGGGCATCAATCGTCTTCTGCGGATCAGCCCCGGTAATTATGTTCTGTACCATGGTGGTGTTCAATTCATTGACCAGCTTCTGTTTGTTCGTCCAGATCCGGTCTGAAAACGTTTGCCCGTCTGCCGCCCAAGGCTTATGGACCACTGTATCAATCAGCCGATCATTCGGGGATGTAAAACTCCATCCGGTTCCAATCCCCTTCTGAATCTCATAGGCAGTATGGAAAAATCCCGCCTGATAAACATTGCGCAGAGTGGCATCCACACTATCCAACTGATTGCCGAACATCACTTCCACAGACTGCTGCATCTGTAGCTTCAGCGATTCCAGTCTGTTTATGTGTGCTTTTGCGGAAGCGTTTTCCAATTCCTGCACCCACTGGCCATTGATGGCATTTTCTTTTCCATACTTGATGTACTGCTGCACGTCCCACTTTAATTCCTCAAGTTCATTGGAATTCAACAGCCTATGTGCTTCTGCAAGAGAAATTTCATTGTTTTTTGCAAACCGCTGATACCATGCATTTATCTTTGCCTCCAACTGGCTCTGCGCGATCATATACTGTTTTTCAATATCCTTATAGCACTGTAGCCCTTTCCGATGTTGGGATTCTTCTATTTGCTTAAAGCGTTTCTTCCAGTAGGTACTATTTTTCATCAGCAGCCCCTTTATTTTGCATAGTAGAACTTAGGAATACATATCAGGTAGATTTTCTGTCCATAAATCTCTGCTTTAATTACTCTGATGCCTAAAAGCCAAAAGAACAGGATTAAAATTCTACCAATAATCGGCTTTATAAACTCTATTTCAAGCTCTACTCGAATTATCTTGATTTTGTGAGTTTTTCTGATTTTCCTCGGCATCACTATCTTTGCCATCCCCGCTTCCTCCGCTTTTAATAAATGTTCCTGCATACAGATCAGCCTTTTCTTGTGCTTCTTTTTCTTCCTTTTCGATCTGCTTCAATTCTTCGTCTGCGTCCTCAACAAGCGGATGATTTTTCAGAATCGTCTTTTTGCTGACAATCCCAACTGAATCCTTGCAGATCTGCGCCTGTTCCGTATCGTTCTTGATGCAGGTACGGGTCCATGTCTGGATAATCGTGCCACAGGAAATGCCAAGTGCCTTGCAGATTGCCCGGATGAGCCGCGCAAACCCAAGCCGGAATTCCGTTTCCATCAGTCCTGTTTTCATCTCTAATAAGCTGTACATAAATTTCAGTGCTTCACCCGACTGATTCCCGAAGTTCTCCGGCTGCGGGTCAAAGCCCTGTCCCTGCTCAAAGATTGCCTTTCGGGTAGCTTCCAGCACACTGTTTCTGGCTTCAATCGGAATTTCAATATTGAGAGTAGAAACCGCACCGCCCTCATCCCCGTCTACCTTGATGGTCTTATATTTTTTCAGGTCTGACAGGAAGCTGTTCAGATCTTCCCCTCCGTATCCGGATAACACAAAAATCAATTCCTGTATATCATCCAGATCATTAATAAAACCGCTGTAGACCTTATCATATACGTCTATCAGCGGCTTTATGTTACGTAGATCATCAGTATGCACATTGTTGTTATAAAACGGAATAAACGGCACCTCTCCAAAATCATGTCTGTAGCTGGCAGTCATCTCTCCGCTGGCAGGATCAATAAACATGTCATAATACGCAAGCATTTCCAGTTCATCACCGGTTCTTCTCAGGAATGCCTGGCATTCTGTGTTCGTCCAGTATTCGTACACTGTGTAATTATCTCCGGTATCCTCATCAATATCCGGATACACGCGCATGGCACCAATCAGACGTCTTTTCAAACTCCTGTCAAATACCGGGATAATCTGTGCACTTGGAACTACCGCCCATTCAAAACCGTTATCGCCTGTCCAGTAATGTACCCAGCCGATTGAAGTATTTGCGGCATTCACACACAATCCCATGCAGTTCTTGGCATATTCGTCCCCAAGCGCTTCCGTAATGCGCTTGTTTGCTGTCACATTCCCCACATCGAACAGTGGTGGGGCTGTGAATGCATAAGACGCTTTCTGGTTCACGATCAGTCCGTGGAAGTTCCGGGGAATCCGGTTGTCTGCGTTGCGCAGCGGATTGTCGGGTTCCTCTTTTTTCTCATTTTTCTGCTTATCGCGAAACAGTATGTCCGTCTCATTGCGGTAATAACGTTCTGCTATATCCGCACGTGTCACAAATGCCACATGACCGGGCTCATATTTTTTTATCAGTTGTTTCATTGTATCAATATCCATTGTTACCTCACTTCAAAATACCGATGCTTCCCGGCTTGCGAATAATTGTATAGCAGAAGTACCGCAGTGCATCCATTGCATGATCGTGCTGCTTCACCGGTTTATCCTCTCCACGCTCAGATGCTTTCTGATCCCATATGTACGATCCAAATTCTTTAATTGTGTTCTGGCACTGATCACTGATTGCGATTTTTCCCTGATTCAACAATGATGCCACAAATCGGATGCCATCCAGTACGTCATTTTTTGCTTTCTTGATTGCATAACCTCGTTTTTTCAATTCTGCTATGAACGATGCAGCGGATGGGTCAATGATGATCTTTACCGGTTTTATCCCGGCAAGCCATTGTTCCAGATCATCCGCATACTCGCTATCCGTTTTCTGCCTTTCTTCATCACGGCCGGAATAATAATACTCGCGACAGCATACCCATCGCCCGGAGTGCTCTTTACACCACAACAGGAATACAGTTGCATTCTGCGTACCATAGTCACACGACACATAATAGTTCGCATTGACCAGATTATTCAGACTGGAAAGCACATGCTTGGCAGTGTCGAACATATCATAGATGATGCCCTCTGCCATCGCCCATAAACCAAGAATGTACCGGCGATAGAATACACCGGTGTACATACTTCGATATCGTTCTTTGATTTTCTCCGACAGGCTTAGGTTGTCATCCATCGTAAAATGCAGATACAACAGATGCTTTTCTTCTCGCTTGTCAATCCATCCGGTCTTGAACCAATGATATGGTCCATCCGGGTTGCAATTGAACCAATATTTTGAACCGTCAACAGAACATCGTCCGGTTGCCTGGTTCACGAAGCTTTCCGGCATCAGCGCAACTTCATCAAAAAAGACCCCAGCCAAGGTAATACCTTGAATGAGATCCTGCGATCTTTCATCCTTGCCGCCAAATATATAGAAATAATTGGTCACGCCACCTCGGGAAACAATGACCAAATTGTCAGCTCTGTGATCTGCCACGGTATAACCGCGGCTACGGAGCATCAGCTTAAGCCAAAATAGTACATTTCTACGGAAAGAGCCAATTGTCTTACCACACATACCGAAATTTTCGCCGTCAAATGAGTTCATCGCCCACATAACAAACGAAAGTGACATGCTCACTGTCTTTCCAGATCGAATAGCACCATCGGCGATAATACCATCCTTATCTTTAACCGGAGAATCTTCACACCACCAGTTCAATACCTTGCGCTGCTTCTTGGAAAATGGCTTGAACTTGAAAATCCGCTTGATCTTACTGATTCTCTTCATCGCCCCAGTCCTCCGCAGCTGTGCCGTTCAGAGCATCAAGGAACCCATCGTCTGCAATCTCCTCGCCATCGTCTGTCTGTACCTTGGCTTTCAGTAATGCAATCTCTGCTTTCTGCTTGTCAGTCGCAAGATCCATATGATCCGTAAGCCACTGCAAGGCTTTCATTCGGTCAGCAAGTTTTACCCTTACGCCGTCCTTACCCTTGGATACTTCGGAAATGATCGTTCCGTCCACGTCCGCATCATTCTTGATATTGACATGGCTTACTGTGATGGTCTTTCGCTCTCCTGTGTCCAGGATCACATCCACATCCTCATTTCCAAACTCTACAAAGTCAGTCACATCTGCAAAAGCAATGTCCATGTACTTCTGGAATACATCGGATTCACTTAGGAACTCTCTGTTGAGACGGTCCTGTTTCAACCTATGGATTTCCTGTTTTACTCCATCTTTCTCCAACAAACGATAGCCTATGGATGCTGCAGTCGCATAATCAACACCGTACGCTTTCTGGTATGCCTTGGTAGCATTGAAGCATCGGATGTAATGTATGCAAAAAAGCTGTTGCTTATCGGTCAATTCGGTATTCTGTATTACCTGCTTGACTTCATCAGCTACAGCCTTGTCCGTAACGTTCTTTTTGCTTTCCGAACGTTCGCTTTTCTTTTCCGAACGCTCGCTTTGTTGCTCGCCATCCCAATGGTATGTACTTTTCCATCTCCGAACTGTCCCGGCAGGAACCTCTAGTTGACTTGCAATCTCAACCAGCTTCATTCCACCCTTATACAGTTCTCGGGCCTTTTCTGCCTTTTGGTTCGGACTCCTTGCCAATAGTATCACCTGCCTGTTTCTTTTATAGGGAGAAGTGGGACACCCCTGTATTTCATGATGCCCCAGTAGTTAAAAGACGAAAAAAGCGCAAGGGGAATCATTTCCTCTTACGCTCTTTCACGCTACAATCATACCACAGATAAGTGTATCATTGTGTATCATCTTTCGTTTTTTTGACCAAAATTTCATAATATCCACCCGTCGGATTGAAATGTTTCAATGCCCTGGCGTGAATCCGATGGACCTGTGCCCACTGATATCCCATCTTCACACAGATTTCTTCCCAACTTTGTCTCCGAAGGTATCTGTATGTCAATACCGCCTTTTCCGTCTCATCCTCTAAACGCTCAATATCTGCGAATATATCTGCATATAGATCTATGCGCTCATACCGTGCTTTAATAAGTTTCCTCTCCAGCTCGTCCAACTTTGCAGCGTAGTCAGAGAGATCTTTCTGATCATGGGCATGTGGCATATCATCCATGACAAGCGCCGGTGCCATCTTGTCTGCTCTCAACTGCTCAATTTCTTCCTCTATCCGGCGCGCAGCACTGACCGCTGGTGTATATGATCGCAGATACTCCTTTTTGAGTTCGTTTTCTTTTTCCACGCTTCTCCCTCCCTGTTCAATTACTACTCTATAGTAATTTTAACATGGAGATTTCATGGATTTGTACCAATTTGTGTTGCTAAGCAATTACTATAACTGCAACCATTGCAATAACAACGCCCCCCATAATCAGCATAAATTTACTCTTAATAATTCTTTCTGTAAAGCCTTTTCTGAAATCGCGTTCGTACTGAATTAGAGAATCTAATTGTGGTTGCATGGCAATCGCAAAATCGTGCAATTTATTCTCATCAAATATCAGTTCCGCACCATCTCTTTTATAATATTGTCCATTTGTAATAATTTCATTGATATCAAACATTATTCTTCTTAAGCTATAATTATATATGCTTGGATCTAAATTTGATGCTACCTCATCTACATCTTTTTTGATTATTTGTATACATTCTTTACTGTTTTTTATTCCATATTTTTGAACAGCTTTTTCTAAAACTACCACTTCATATAACGGCATAAGAATTCTTTTTGCATCTTCAATCTCGTTTTGGTAGTTACCCAATATGTAAAACACCATAGAAACTATAACGCCTGAAAATATGCCACTCACAACACCTATTGCCAAATTTTGAATCACTTCGTATGCATTCATCTAATCTCTCCCTTCTTTTTCACTCATTATAACATTTTTCGATAGCATTCTCCATTATAATTACCACACCATTCTCAACTGACCATCCTGCTCCTCCTCAACCCTTCCCATCCTCTGCTTCATGATTCTCTGCACAATCCTCCGCCTCCTGTAAAAGCAATTCCTGCTGATCGGGAGAATGCCGTGGTGTGCTTCCAGCATGTCGTAGCTTGTCCCGATCACGATGGACTCTGCCAAATATTCCGCTATGAAGCTGTCTACTTGATTGCAGATTTCGAATACTTCCTCTTCGTTCACAAGACATTCCCCCTTTCATTGTAGCAACAAAAAACCAAGTACTCCGGTTGGCACTTGGTTTATACTACTATTTTATTTATTAACTTTATGCAGAAACTTCATTGACTAATTGAATTATCGCAACAGCCAACGCTACCACTTCAGTAGCTGCCACTACAATCTGCATTACCTCAACTTTTTTATTTTCGGTCTTTCTTCTTTTGATTTTTAAAGAATATAAGATCTCAATTACTCCCTTCATTGCTCCAAAAATTCCAAACGCAAGTACGATAAACATAATAATATTTAAAATCACCTTGTTGAACTTGAAGATTATAAAAACCGAAGGAGCCGCAAGAAACAGTCCCGTAACTAGGTCATCACCGCCTTTGATATTATCTGTACTAATCTTCCCAATTTCTATTAATGTTCCAAAAATTCCGAAAAGTAACAGTCCAATTGCTAATACAATCTCTACCATTCTATTTCCAAATATCTTAAAATAGACTTCGAAAAATGCCACTAATACAAACGTTATGCCTAATGCAAAGCCATCTATGCTACTATCTATTTCTTCTGAAAATATTACTTTCTTTTCCTTATCTTTTCCCATATCGCTCCCCCATTTTCATGCATAGTATAGCATCCATACCAGCTATATTCAATTGTCAATGTTCACATTTTTCGACAAATATATTGTCTGTTCTGCCAAACCATATTCTAAACAAATAAATGTTACTTGATCCGCATACACTACATAATAATAGGAGGTGCTATATGATCGCTTGGTTTTGTTATCTAATTCTAAAATTCAAAGATTTTTCGCACAGTTTCACCGCAGACACATAAAATATATAAAACCTCTCCGGTGATCCCATGCAAAACTGTTCAAACCTTTATTTTCTTTCAACACTTGCCTGCCAGCTTGCCGACTGCCTGTCAGACGATGAGGTTGCCATCCTTGCTGCTGATCTGGTAGTGCTGAGTGACATGCTGGCAAATATTGCTGCCAGAAATGCGGTATGTGAAAAGGAATAATTACGCAAACCGGAGCTGTCCGGTCTGTTCTGTCGATATCATCATATTCGGTATCCGCTCTCCAACAATAAGATATGGACAATTTGCAGCCACAAGTGCCTCTGCCATTATCGGCACAACACTATTGCCAATCTTCGCAACCCTTTCCTTTACAGGAATTGCCTTACCGCTTATATCACGTTCCAAGATGTAATCCGGTGGAAATCCCTGCATAAGCTTTAATTCTGCAGCATTCAGCATTCGCAGAAATATATCTGCTATTATCCATTCCTCACCGTCAATTTCAATTATCACATTCACAAGTCCGAACCGATCCTTTGTTGTAATTGTTGCAAGTGGACTTGTCACTGGCTGACCGCAACTAGTTCCGTAATATTTAATCAAGAACGCGGATACAAGTCCAAAATGCCCAGGCGATGTTGTGATCGTATGTATCGGCTCATCACATCCTTGCCCGATTCCCGTTTTATAGAACTTGGTAATAAAGGCTGTAACAAGTCCATACCGATTGCTTGTATCAATGGTCTTGATTGGCTCCCGAAGCGTCTGACCTCTTGCATCGCCTTTCTTCGTTTCACTGTGATACTGAATCAAAAAAGCGATAGCTCGCTTGTCGTTCACAATGTAAGGATGCGGATTATCAATGATATATTTTTGTATGCCGTTTGCAATTCGCGTCATTGTCGCATCCGCAAGCGGCTTTTTACGATCAAAAATTGATTTTCCTAAATTCGACCAATCAATATAATCTCCGCACTGTTTCCATCGTGGTAATACAATACCAGACTTGCTATGCGTAGGTTCTGGCCAAACAATCGCTTTGCCGTCTCTCCTGAATATCGCATACCATCTCTTACGTGTTGTCGGTGCGCCATAATCAGCAGCTACAAGCTCCCTACTATCGAATGCATACCCGAGCGACTGCATCGATGATATAAACTTTCTGTAGTCCTCTCCCTTACGTTCCGGTATCGGATGACCGTCCGTATCCAGCGGTCCCCACTGTTGGATTTCTTCCACATTCTCCATAATGATCACATCCGGCAAAATTGTTTTTGCATGTTTGTATACCGCCCACGGAAGTATCCTCAGCCCTCTCTTTCTGGGCTGCCCGCCTTTCGCCTTACTATGGCTTGTACAGTCCGGCGATGCCCACATCAGCGCAACATGTCTGCCACCTACATATTTCTGTAAATCAACTTTGAAAATATCTTCTGTCAAATGTAAAGTACTCGGATGATTGATTTTGTGGATTCGAATTGCCTGTGGATCGTGATTAATTGCAATGTCAACCGGGCGTCCAAGTGCCATCTCAATCCCTACGCTTGCACCGCCACCACCAGCAAAGCAATCAATAATTAAATCTCCGTTAATCATGGCATCACCTCCAGGAAGTCCTCGATCTGCATCTGTCCTTCCAGATCATCTGCATCTCGCTCACATTCTTCGCACATTGCTCTTTCTTCGTCCGTCATATTTCTCTCATTTTTAATTTCAATTACAAATGCCGGATAAGTAAATTCTTCATCTGTCATTATTATGACTGTTTTTGGCTCGTATACCTTTCTCTTTTTTGGATTTGCACATACGATACTTACTGGTGCATCATCCGGAAATTTGTTCAAATATTCTTTTAATTCACTATTCTTCATTTTTCAAAAGGAACCCGATATATCGTTACCCCGGCCGGAGGTTCGGCCCCTTTCTTGAAATTTTGTATTCTTTTGTTTATAATGCTTGTAAATAGTTTGTTTAGGCGTCCACTTGGTCATTGGTTCAAATCCAATCTCTGCATCATATTAGCGGGAATGTTACTATTAATTTTGATTTACGCTATTTACTTATATGTAAGCAGCAAGAAAGGCGTGGTGCATATGCTAATTGGTTCATTACTTTATATAATTACTTGTTTAGGAACTAGCAGTGTAGCTCAGTTGGCAGAGCAAGTGGCTTCCTAAGCAAACTATCATTTCATAAAATCTTCTAGGCTCATCTGCCCCTTGCAATTACCACCTATGGTTGTTGGGTCCCAGCCAACTCCAATGTAGTCCAAAACCTTCGCCCATCCATAATCATTCCCGTCCTTGTCCTTGCACATGTGGAACATCAGATAATCCCACTCTTTCGGGTTACTCTCATACAACAGATCAAACCGATGCGGTCGTTTCTCCATGTGGATTCCGAAGCCGCACATACTGCATCCGGTACGCTGAGCCTTAGTTGTGTAAAGCGTCCCATCTGGCTTTTTCTCAATCGTACCGTAAATCTCCGGTATCAAAGATTCCGGCATCTGGAAATCTTCTGTTATTATCCCATCCTTGATTCCAGCAGCACGATACTTCTTTTTTAATCCGTTCTTCCAGAGATCATCCATCTCCAAGGCAAGTGTAAGAATGTCCTGCCGGTGGAAGATTGCAAACGGCGCTGATCTGATCGTAGATGCCCCGAAGTAATTGCATCCATTCATCCGCAGGCTCTTGGCACGTCTTCCACCCTCGGATGCCATCAGTCCCAAATATGGCACACTGTTATGCTCTTTTCCCCAATCGTCGCAGTTCTTTTCTTTGAGGTAATAGCAGCACTTCGCTGATACCAGAAAATCCGGCTTTTGAAAGTCGCATCCTTCGGTTTCATTTTCATACCCACCGAACAGCTTCAACCACCGCTGATTAAGCTGCATCTTCGAATTCTTCTGCCAGCCGCCGTATTCCCCGGTCTCTCCCGTTATGATCGCGTGTCTGACTGTCTTATTCTTTTCCGTTGGATTCTGCAGCAACTCGATTTTCCCGGCGATTTCCTTAGATATGACCGGAAATCCAAACTCTTGTATAACCTTCGGTTTCGTCCATCTGGTTCCATCATCCCGCATGAGCGGCGGCACATTTATAATTCCGATTGCTTTATGCACCCTCTGGATGCTTCGATCTTCCAAAGTTGATGCGGATACTCCCGGAACATCAATCCCACAGACCTCATGGAGAAATATGTATAAAATGATACTATCCAGACCTCCAACGGATACATGGCAGTTCAATTCTCTACGATCACATTCTGATCTGAACTCTTCCGCTCTGATCTGTGCATATTTTCTTTTAAAACTGTAATCCTGCTTTTCTTTTTGCATGAATGAAGCAATCTTCTCATAAGCTCCCAGCCGCTTCATCCTATCTTGTACTGATTCCATTTGTTTTTGGAGTAAAGAGCTCTTTAACGCTGGCCAGCAAACCTCTCACTCCTTTCTGTCCTATTTTTCGTACACCATCCATGTTATCCTAAAAAAGATTGGAGGTGAAAATATGATATCTGAATTTTTAAACCAAGTGCCCTTATTCTTCTCAATGTTTTCTGGTATTTTTGAAGGATTTTACATTGTTATGAAGTGTATTGTTAAAAATCCTTTTTTACTCTTTCTTTTGGTACTTGGTATACTTAGCGCCACTATAAAACACAGACACAAGTTTTAACTTTAAGGCACTATCCGGTGCTTCTTGTGATAGTGCCTTTCTTTTCGTTATACATGATGGACTTACTCATTCTTCATCACGTCCATCCTTTTCCACCGCGTTATATATCCTCAGATAAGTTTCATACTTTTTCTGATTCATCGAATTGGCAAGGAATCGCAAGAAATCCTTGTTCCGCAAGCATTCCTCCGGCGTGCCGATCGCGCGGTACTGCTGTACCTCTTCCAGTGCCTTTACAGCTATTTCACATGCCTGAATTTCCTTTTTGCAATTCTCTAAATTGCTGTAATACTCACCAAGGCTCTTTCTTTTAGCCGCAAATACCTTTGGCATTATTAACATCAACTCTGCCAATGCATTTCTTGATTGTTCCATAGCATTTTGAATAAATATTTTTGCTTCATCAATCGTCATGGTTGCACCTCCAACAGTTCCGGATTGTCAACAACTTTCATTTCGCATGTCTTTACATATTCCTCTGTAAGTGGCATTGGAAAGCAGAACGGCTCACACTTGCTTAGCGCATCTGTTGGAACAACCTCATAATGCCAACCAATAACACGATCAATAACTTCCAGTGTTTCTGCGTTGATTACATTAAATTCTCCAAAAACGGCTTTCACAAGGTCTTCTGAGTTTCCATGACACATCAAAATATCATTCTCCCAAATCAGCTTGCCGTTCTTATCCTTAAGTCCGGTGCACTGACAGATGGTAGATGCATCTACAACACAACGACAGAAGAAACCCAAACTATCCTTTGCGTAGAAATAATAACTTTCGTTGCCCTTTTTCGTGCAAAATGGGTATGACAGATATCCTTCCACCCATTCACCGTTATCAATCCGCTTTCCACGGAATAAATATCTATCTTCCATCATCTCTCCTTTCGTTCATCTTTTTCAGTTCTTCGCTGATATCTTTTAGGTCGCAATCAATATTAACCAGCCGACCCCATATAAATAAGGTTGATAATGCAAGCAAAACTCCCATTTTTTACCCCACCTTCTTTCCTGTAACAATGTCCCAATGCTCATCCTCGATAAATGTCTGCCGGATGATCGCATCGGACAGATAGTGTTCTTTGCTCTTTGGCTGTTTTCTCCAGTAGGAATCAATGTAATAGGCAACCCACTTCATAAATTCCTCGATCTTGGCATTCGAGAATCGATATGACTCTTTCAATGTCGGGATTGTCAGATACATCGTTGATGCAAGTGCACTCTCGATGTTCCAATCTGCACCAAGCACCGCACGCCCTTTCTGAATATCTGCCATGTACAGCTTCTGCGACATCGGTATCGACTTTACCCAGCCGATCACATCAATTTTCCGTTTCCGGCAATACTCCATCATGCTTTCGCTTGTAACATCTTCGTTATCATCGTCCTGCCATGCAACGCGCTTGTTTACTGTTTTGGTGTAATAGTTCGTGATCTGCTTAAATGTCAGATCAAATTTGTCATACAGTGCAAGGGCAAATATAAATCCCATATGGTTCGCAATATTATCCCCCAGACGCGCCCTTGCAATCTCTTTCCGGTATATGTTCATCGGGATCAACCGCTCTCTTTGATTTACTCTGTGCATTTATTCTCCTTTCCAGCATTCCGCCCTTTTACACAGGTGTTCCAAAATCTGCAACTCGGATCACAGACTTTCGTCTTGTCCCCATAGCTGCAGATCCGTCCACTGCCATAGTATGTGGGCTCTGCCTTAAATTTTTTGTACGCTTTCGGGTTCCGGTGCTCCGGTTTGGAATCCTCATAACCCTGGATCTGCCCGATCAGCTTTATATTTTCACGCTCCAGACGTTTGTCCTTATTGCTTTTATGTATTTCTCTCACCCCTTTTGGTAATGGGGCGATTGCCTCCCCGGTGTTGGCAAGTTAAGAACATGGCCGTGATAACTATTTCCGCACTTGCAAAAGTTTCTTTTCCCTTACGGGCGGTGTTTCAACCTACCGGACCGGTGTATTGAGCAATGTTCTTTCCAAATCCGCATAATCACATTCACGCTGTTCGAAATCATTGAACCGGTTCCGGGTTTTCTTTTCCGGCACAGCCTGTTCTTTCCGTGCTCCGTTCTGTGACCGGGACAGCCATGAATTCATGAACCTTTTTGCACCACCCCTTGTTTTCCTGTATTTAGGGTTGGACAGACACCATGCCTGTATATTCCTCAACTCCTGTCTAACGTCGATCCCCGGATAGAGCTGCTGGTATGTAACCACGTCGTTCTCCGACACCTCGTATTCTGTTCCATCGTTCAAGAGGAATTTTCCGGCACAAAGCGTTTTATCCGCAGGTGCTATAACTCTATTATCATTACTACTAATATCAGTATCATTATCAGGTTCATTATCAGGGTTATTTTGCTTTTCAGAAAAACCATTTGCTTTTTTTGCTTTTGTTTGGTTTTCATCAGAAGCATTTGCTTTCGGTCTGCCGCCAAGCTTACCGGCTTCCCTGCGCTTCTCACATTTCTGCATGTATGCCGCATTATCACGGTCCATCCTGTCCTGTATAAAACTGAATGCCATATCTGCCGCCGCATCAAGTTCCGGTATCTCTTCCCCTGCCGCATAACAGAGGATGGCAGTGAACAGCTTCCCCCGCTGCTCCATGTCCATCTTCTGGATATGCTTTAAATACTCTGTATACATGACGAAGCTGTTCTTTTCTGCCAAGTCATCACCCCACTTCCAGATCTTTAAGCAGGTCAACAAGTGGCATCTTTGATTGTTCTTTTGTCAGCTCCGTTATCGTAACTTCAATTCTCGGGTTCTCCCTGTCTACCGACACATCATGGTAAAAATTAGGAATGCATTTACGGTTATCTTCCTGCAGCACCTGTGTCTTGGTTAAGCTGTCCTGAATAAATTTTGCCCCGCAGGATACAATATTGTCCCCGTCACGCCGCATATCTTTTTCGTAAAAATGATAATAGATCAAAACCGGATCTGTGATATGTATCCCACGCAGCTGATGCCGTATGCAGCCGATCACAAGAAGCTCATTGTCCCTCTTTGCTTTCCCACCCTTATGTGGGTTTATCCGGTTGGCTGCAGTGTAATCATTCAGACCATCCAGCCTACCGGGGATTGTAAAACTATACTCCACACGGATCACCATCCATTCTGATCTGTGCATTACAGCCTGTGATCACATCCTGCAGATATGCCGGTAAAGTGTAGCAGTCAATAAATTCATGCGCATCTGCCAGATCCTTACGCTTCAAGGCTTTATAGCTCTTCGTCTTTCCATCTTCATCATAAATACCGAATTCACGTTTCAACTGGCTATAAATATCACGGTATACAGTCTGACGTACTTTGTTATCCTTATAGGCTTCTGATTTCTTGCCACCAAGCATTTCCACACCTTTACGCTTTACGTGTGCTGACAGTTCATCCGATTCCGCGCCAAACAACGGCATGTCATTCTTGATTGAGTAAACCTCATGCTCCACAGAATCAACTTTTTCTTCCAGTTCCAAGGCTCCCTGTGCGAGCAATGCGATCTGTTCCAGTGCTGTGCGTGGTTTCTGCACATGTTCCTCAAGCTCATGGAAACGATTGATATGCTTTGCCGTAAACTCTGTGCCCTTTACCCCTGTAAGCTTATGGGCGATAAATTCACAGCCTTTCTTTGTAACCAGATAACACGGCTTCTTTCTATTTGCCTTATCTGTATATTCCGATTCTGTAAAAAATTCGGTGTGTCCAATTTTGGACACATCTAATTGAGTTATGTACTCCCTCACATCTCTTAATAATTTGTTATGGTCTTTCCCAACCATCTCCGCAACCTCAACAGAGGTCAATGCTTTCTGCTCTATATTCACTGGCATATCCTTTCCCCGGCTCCGAAGAGCCGGGATAATTACAAATAACTTTTTCCATATCTCTTCCGGAAGGCTTCCCTTGCATCCGCTTCGTTTACATCCGCATTTCCAGCGATATAATGCTTTTCCCATGCAAGCTGCCCGATTATGTGCATTAACACACTCATTTCCTTATTCCGGTGCACACTCATGTTTCCTTCATGGTGCTCATAGGATAACGGCACCCACAGGCCATCTTCATCCGACAGCCGCCGGTTTGCCGTCCCCTCAAAAATATGATGCCGGTGTACATTTGGTGTCCCGTCAATCATGTCATATCCGGCATATCTCATATCTATAACAATGGAATCTTTCATTTAAACCTCCCCGATCAGTTCACTGGACCAGATAGGGGCTTTAAGAATTTTCGTATGTTTACAGTAATCACAGTGCTCACACCGGATTGGATCAACTTCTCCATTTTTCAAAGCCACAATACCGGGCACATTCCGCTCCACTTCTGTGATTGCTTCATCCAGCAGACTCTGCTCCACTGCGATCAGCTGTATATCCGGTACTTTTTCTTTTGACACGGCCGCGATAAAAAATGGCAGTTTCTTTCCGGTATTGATCTCCACCACCTTCTGGTACACCGCGCCCTGAATGTAATATCCCCATTCTGCAAGAAAATTGAGATGTCCGGTATCCGGATGATAGAATTCCTTTGTAATGCTCTGACAGGTTTTCAGATCCACGATGCATTTCCCAGGATGGTAGCTGTCAATCTTGATTTTCCATTTCGCCCCAAACATATCCGCGGTCATAATGACCTGCTTTTCTCCGCTCATGTACTGCATAAACAATGGATCGCGCTCACAACGGTTGATCATCTCATTTGCCTTGATGTACTTTGCCATAAGGCTTCCATCCTTTTTGAACATACACGGATGCTGTGCCTTGAACAGGTCCAGCGTACCTTCAAAGTGTGCATCCACATAGGAGCCGACCATCAGCGCGTCAGAATCTTCCATATTCTCTACCCATGTACCATCCAGTTTCGCAAGGGCATATTCCTCGCATCCTGTTTTCCCGTATGTACCCATGAAATCTTTATACTGGCTGACAGACAGATACTCTCTGTTTGCTTCCTGGCTGTAGTAATTCTCATTAGTCAATAACATTATCAAATACCCCCGATGCTTCTTTTGCTATTTGTGCCTGTCTGGAATCTGCGAATGGATCCGGCACATCTTTTTCAACAGGGAAATAATCTTCTGTCTTTGCCTGTCCGTTTTTCAAAGCTGTGTATACTCCCCATAAGTCGGTACACTCGTCAGCACCAAAATCTCCCATGTTCCGTCCTGCATATTTTTCGATCTGTTCTTTTGTAACTCCAAAATCTTTTTTAAACAGCTTTTCAATCTTGTTAATCTTCTCCTGACTCGGAAGTTCTCCATAGCTTTTTTTCTGTGTTTCTTTACATTCATTAACAGCCATGTCTACAACGTCTCCCGGAATAACTCCAAGTATACATGCTCTCATTCTTCTTGCACCGAAGTTTGCGGTAGCCTCATAAATATCCCTGCTGTCAGTAAGCGCATACGATCCATTTCTTGTATCTCTTTTATGCTCAACACCGAAAATCTTTGTCACACGGGTATTTGTCTCTAAATCCCACGCATATGCCATCATTTCTGATTTTCCGTCTTTCTGCTCTAACTCGATAATTCCATAGTCGATGTTTCCCCAGTTCTGAGCTAATGACTCCGCCAGACGGACCGATGGTCCGCTGACGTTCTGTCCGCCTCTTGGATATGAATAAATTGCCTGTTCTGCTAACGTGGCTCTCTGACAACTCCTTCTTATCTTTTCTATTGCTTCATATTCATCTCTTGGAAACTTCTTAGCCATAAAGATGGCGCCCTGAACTTCCTGTGTCTGTCTGTTTACCATCATTTCTGTCTGTGATGTCTTAGGTGCAACTGCCGTCTGCTGCCCTACTGATACCATATTATCCATGCCATACCTCCTATAATGTAACTACCGTCATTGTGTCATCATCTGTTGTTCTGGTCGCAATAAACTGCAATCCTTTTTCTTTACATTTTGCGTACAGCTTTTCCCTCAAACCGGTGGAAAGCTTCTCTGCACCATCGATCAGAATAATCTGTAACCCGTTCGGCTTCTGGATTGACACATCAATGCACAGATCCAGTTTTTCGCCCTCGGAAAGATTAGATACCGGAAGTCCGTTGATCAGCGGAATGCCATTTTCAACTGTAAGTCCATCAATCGGAATACTGCAGTTCTGTAAAATTTCTCCTGGAAGAGTCCGCGCCTTTTCGATTTTGTTCGTAAGATCCGAAGATTCCGCAGAAAGATCTTCTACCTCTTTCTGCAAATCAATCATGCGCTCATACTCATTGATGTGTCCTTTCATCTTTTCCATGTACTCTGCATCCTTTACAAGACCTGACACATCTTTCTTTTCCCTGCCGATGTATGGAGCATACTCTGCTACTTCCGCATCATATTTTGTAACATCCGTCTTATATTTCTGTTCAATCAGCGCCAGCTTGTCCTGCTTCTTTGATGCAAGACCTTCCTGCTCTGTCTGCAAAGCCTTAATCTGATTATTCAGTTTTAAAATATCCTGCTCAATCTGATGGGAACGATTGGAAAATTCCGTATCCAGTGCGGATTTTGCGATTTCCTTATCCGCTTCAAACGAACGGATCTTGCTGTCTCTGGCATCTTTCAGCATCTGTGCCTTTTCGATCATCCGGTTATCACTCCGGATCTGTTCAATCTCATGGTAAATATCTGATGTGGAAGCAGCTTTCCACTTCTCAACGTCATACCCAGCCGGAATCCCCTCTGCAATCTCTTCAATAAATGCTTTCTTATTGCGGATATCACGGTTAATATCCTGCCGGTGCATGAAATACTCACCCTTTTCGCTCTGGATGTCATCAAGAATCTGTAAAATGTTCTGGTCATACGATACCCAGCCCGGGATCTCCCCGAACCATTCCTTGATCTTATTGATATCCCAGTCATATTCGATCATGTCCAGAATTGTGGCATTCTGTTTCTTCTTATCCATTTCCATGAATTCAATCGGGTTAAGCTGCAGCGGCGTAAAAATGTCACGAAGAAACGCTTCCGGGCTACCGATTTCTGCCCCGTTCTGCTTCACGCTTTTATAATCCGCCTGATTGGTTCTGGATTTCCGGTTAATCCGGAGTCCTGTGTCTGTCTCAATAAGGATCTCTCCCTCTGTCTCCCCCTTCCGGACAATATAATCCCTGTCAGATTTATTTGTCAGTGCGTACCGGATGGCATCAATCACGGATGTTTTGCCAATACCATTTGTCCCGGACAGTTCCACGGAACTTCCATCCTGTTCATATTCCCTGATTCCGAAAAGATTCCTGATCTTAATACTTGTAATTCTCATTGTTTTCCTCTACTTTCATTTTCATCTGTCCATCATGACCGTTTTCAAAAAGTGCCATGTAATCGCTGCTTTTCTTTCTGGACCGTTCAGCACAATCGCATGTTTCCCCGGGATCCAGATACGCACCACAGTGCTCACAAATTCGAAAATACATAATTTTACTTGCACATCCAATCTATTTCTTGTAAAATAAAAATATAGTATTATTTTTTAATACTTACTTTTTCTTTTGTTTTTCCTAAATATAAAGAAACAAAACCCCAATTGGTGGAATCACTGTGCTTTGGACGGCTTCTGTGGTTCCATCTTTTTTATTTCCGTCTCTAACAAATCCTTAAAATCCCCTTCATTTTTCTTATCCCTACGTGGGTACGTTGGATTAAGGATCTGCCTGTCCGGCTTTACGGGTCTTATTCCGCTGATGTGCATTTCCTCTCCTTTCAGCTTGCTTTCCGGAGCTTCTGTATGCGGTGCTCGGTTTCCCGGCGTTCTTTTTCAAGTCTCTCTGATGCATATGCTGCAAACGAAATCACTCCACCAGCAACCACCATACCTGCCGCAATAATCCATCCGATTCCTTCCGAGTCCATCGCAGTTGCACCAAACATCATAATTGCGACTCCTATTTCAAAAGCTCTTTGTTTCATGTTTTCTCCTTTATAGCTTGTCCGCACAGCCACCGCAGTGGCTACTCTACGCGCTTATAACCTGCGCCAAGCGCAAACTTGTCACACAACTCATCAATTTTGTTCTGAGGTATATCCTTGGGATCAATTTGTTTCCATTCACCGGTTTTAGAATCGATCACAAAGGTTCTGTATGTAGCTTTCTTTGGATATCTTGCCATAAGCCCACCTCCTGTTAATAGGTTATTAACTGTGCCTGTATATGGTTCTTGATTTCTCAAGTTCTCCGTTCTATAATTTGACTATCATAATAACGAAAGGAGAACTTTATGTCAGATAAAGACTTTCAGCTACTAAAATTCATAAGCGAAAATGGCTCGATGGCACTTTTGTCCACATATCGCGAAAATGACATCGCCGCAGATGCTCGACTTGCCAATTTGGAACAAAAAGGATATATCAAAAAACATGTAAAAGGTTCAGATTCCTTTTATGCCGGAGATTATGAAATGACCGGTTCTGGGTATGCTGTATTAGTTGATTATTTCGAGTCCCGAAAAAAATCATTAAAAACCTTTTTACTAACTGATATCCTCATTCCTGCCACAATCGCATTTCTTACTACCATCTTTACATCATATATACAGTAATCAGGCTTACTGCCACGGAGATACTTACTATCCACAATATTCTAAGTATCTCTTTTCTTTTAATGCGTTTGGTTGCTTCCTGAACATCTATCACATTAAAAGTGGTTGCATTCTTCTCATCCATTATCTTTTTAACCTCTGATAAAACATCCAAATCATTCATTTCACTCTCTCATCTCCTCTCTTTACTATTTGGGTTGATTTTAATTCAACTTTTTAAGCAAAAAAAATCTCATCTCTCTTCCTATTTGTTAAACCAAGAATCTTCTGCATTGCAGATATCTCTGATGCCTTAAACTCCGTCTCATTGTTAAGCTTTTTGTAAAAACCTTCCCTTGAAATCCCAAGTTTATTGGCAATTGCTGTAATTTTGATTCCAGATTCTGAAATAGCATCATTTAGTTTTTCTGTATCTGTCAAGTTTTCATCTCCTTTCTGGTTGATTTATATTCAACCTTGTTATCATAATACTCTATGGTTGATTTTCTGTCAACTATTTTTTATAAAAATGTTGAATAAAATTCATTTTCGTGCTATTATCCTATATAAGAAAGGCAGGTGGACAGCATGAATACCCAAGAAAGTATGGGCTTACGAATAAAAGGTCTTCGTGAATCGAAAAAAATGTCTCAGTCCGAACTCGCAGAAAAAGTTGGATACAAAGATAAAACGGCTATTGCAAAAGTTGAAGCTGGTAAAGTCGATTTACCGCAAAGTAAAATATCCTCATTCGCAAAAGCGTTAAATACAACAACTTCTTATTTATTTTCTGATGAACAAATAGAAAAACCTACTACCATTGCTGCACATTTTGACGGTGATGAGTACACACCAGAGGAACTTGATGAAATCAAAGCATTTGCAGAATTTGTCAAGTCCAAAAGAAAATAGTCCTTTTTATTGGACAATACATAGTTTAGAATGCGGTGGAGGTGATTATAATGAATAAATTTGAAAAATTATGCCAGACCGCTTCTGATATAGATGTTGACATTGTAGACTATCCATTCACCAGTGATCGTTTCAAAGGTTTGTATTGTGATGGAACCATCGCACTCAATCAAGATATATGTGCTGATTCAGAAAAAGCTTGTATCCTGGCCGAAGAACTCGGACACCATTTCACTACTGTAGGGAATATTACAGATCAGAAAGAAACAGAAAACCGAAAGCAAGAACGACGAGCACGAGTCTGGGCATACAATGAAATGATTTCCCTATCGGATTTAGTGGATTCATATAAAGATGGATGCCGAAGCAGATATGAAATTGCAGAACATCTGGGAGTAACAGAAGAATTTTTGCAAGAATGCTTGGAATATTTTCGTGAAAAATATGGTTTATATACTAAACAGAACAACTATTTGATATATTTTGAGCCACTTGGTGTGCTTGAATTATATAAATAATAATTAGAAAGGGGCTTATATTATGAAAAAGTTTAAAATTCTTTTAATTGCACTTGTCCTTATAATGTGCTCAATTCAACCTTCAACAGCTTCTGCTGCTCAAAAACATTATGTAATCAATGCTGATGTCTACTATGAAATCCAGCGTGGAGAAAACCTACCTTTATATGTCATTGGTTATAAAAACAGTTCAAAAGTAAAATGGAAATCTTCCAATCCGAAAATAGCATCTGTTAATAGTAAAGGTGTAGTAACTGGAAAAAAGGGTGGAAATGTAGTTATTACAGCAACCATTGGAAAGAAAAAATACAAAACGGAAGTTGATGTAATATATGGAGAAGAGATAATATACGATAAAGATATAAATTCTAATAGTAAAAACGATTCACTTTATGATGAGCCTATAGCAGTAATCAATTATGACAAGAAAACACTGTCCTCGGGAGAAACTGTCCAATTAAAAATTGCTGGAACAAACAAGAAAATAACTTGGAAATCTTCCAATTCGTCAATTGCTACAGTTTCAAAAAAGGGAGTTGTTACAGCGATTTCCCCGGGCAAAGCTACAATTACAGGTAGTTTTAAAGAAAACGGGTATATTTGCGAAATCGATTGCAAAATTACTGTATCTTCTCCGTGGATGAGTGAGAAAGATCTCTCAAAATATTATAATGTAGACTTTTCCACTGATAAAAGTGATATGATTTATATTTCTGGAGATTCATCTGATAGTCTGGATGGAATGGTACCATCTTATTACTTAAAAGATATTCCCTCATCTCCACAAATAGATGTAATTTATGGAACAGAATTGCATTACAAATGGGACGGAGAAAAATTTTTATACAATGTTGAGGATTTAAAAACTTTAGGAATTATCAAAACCTCATCTAAATAGAATATATCTTGATACTGTTATCAGATCATCAATCTGATATTGGAATGATAATATCTTTTATATTCTAATCTAATAAAAAAAACATCTTTTTTAGAACTGATATTTGTTTTATTGGAGGTACATATGAGCGAAAAGTTGACGCAAGCCGAAGCTGATGAATTATTAAATATGCTAAAATATTCTCTTATTAATGAAATTAACTTTCCTGAAAAGGGAAATTCTACAGAATTTAATGTAAAGGGGTCTACATACAAAGATCTATTTGCAATAAGAATATATCGTGGTAGAATCAATAATAATAAATACGAAATCGGTGCAAGAATAAAGAAAAATGGAATATTATTATTAGAATTACATATCAATCCAGGAAAACCACATCTGAATCCAGATGGCACGAAATTAGTAGGATCTCATTGGCATATTTACACTGAAGAATTTTATCGTAGTTTAGCTTTTCCTGCCGATGATATTAAATCGAATGATTTCGTAAATAACACTATTCATTTTTTAGAACGTTTTAATGTAATTGAAAAACCAGACATACATTACCAACTAGAATTATTGTAGAGAAGGAGGCTTATAATGGATATAGAAAAATATATTGATGACTATGCCAATTGGTTAAAAAGTGAAATTACTTTTACCAAAATTGGCGAATATTACGAAATAAATACCCCTTTTCTCGACGCAAGCAATGATTATCTTCAGTTCTATGTTAAACAAGATGGCAATGATATTTATTTCACCGACGATGGATATACAATAAATGATTTAGAAGCCACCGGATTCAAGATGACACCAACAAGAAAAAAGCAATTAGTTACTATCTTGAACCAATATGGTGTGCGCTTAAATAAAAAGGAGCTTACAATGTCTGCTCCTGCCACTGAATTTGCTAAAAAGAAACATGCATTCACGCAATGTATGTTAAAAGTTAATGATTTATATATGACTGCACGATCAAAGGTCTCTTCATATTTTTTAGATGATATTCAAGATTTTTTTCAAGAGAGGGAGATTTACTGTTTTTCAAATATGCAGTTTGTCGGCAAGTCTGGTTATGCCCATAATTATGACTTTGCAATTCAGCAAACACGACAAATGCCAGAAAGATTATGCCTTGCAATAAATAACCCATCGCGTACTACACTTAGTAGCACAATTTTCGCATGGGATGACACAAAGCCCGCAAGACCGCAGAATTCAAAGTTAATTGTACTTTTAAATGATTCTCACTCAATCAGCCGAGGAGTTGAAGAGGCTTTTCATAACTATGAAATAGACACTATTCGTTGGAGTGAACGAGAGCAAAATGAAAATATACGCTTATTAACCGCCTAAAAAAACACCCCTGATACCGAAATATCAGAGGTGTTGTGCTCCCGAATGATACGAAAGCCCTAGACAAGCATATTGTATCATTCTCGGAGCAGCTTCGCAAGCGGAACACCCGTTTGACGCAGGCTGTTATTTTTGTACCCAAAAACCAATACAATATAGAGAAAGAGGTGCATATGCTATGAAAGAAAAGGTTTCTGAACGCAAAACCGGCGCGATCTACATCCGTGTATCCACCGACAAGCAGGAAGAACTTTCCCCGGATGCGCAGCTTCGTCTGCTGATGGATTATGCGAAAACCAACCACACCGATATCCCCATGGAATATATTTTTCAAGACAACGGGATCTCAGGCCGGAAAGCAAACAAACGTCCTGCATTTCAGCAGATGATTGCGCTGGCGAAGTCCAAAGAGCATCCTATCGATACGATCATCGTCTGGAAATTTTCCCGTTTTGCCCGGAATCAGGAGGAATCCATTGTGTACAAATCACTCCTGAAAAAGAACAACGTCGATGTGGTGAGCGTGTCCGAGCCGCTTATCGACGGACCGTTTGGCTCCCTGATCGAGCGGATCATCGAGTGGATGGACGAATACTACTCCATCCGCCTCTCCGGGGAAGTGATGCGCGGCATGACACAAAATGCGCTGCGTGGACATTATCAAGGGGATGCCCCAATCGGCTACCAGTCTCCGGGCAATAAAAAACCTCCGGAAAAAGATCCGAAAACCATACAGATCCCAATCATGATGAAAGATCTACTGCTCTCTGGCTCTTCGCTGCTGCAGATTGCACGAAAACTCAACGAACAGGGCTATCGCACGAAACATGGGAACCTCTGGGATGCCCGCGGCGTGCGCTATGTACTAGAAAATCCGTTTTATGCCGGTATCTCCCGGTGGAACTATACGGACCGAGGGCGACAACTAAAACCGGCAGATGAAGTTATATACACCAAAGGCAACTGGGAACCTTTGTGGGATAAAGCCACACTGGAAGAAATCCAAAAACACCTTGCCATGAATATGCGAAAAGCAAAGTCCAGAGATGTATCCACCGCCAAACACTGGCTGAGTGGCCTGCTGATCTGCTCCTCCTGCGGTGGCACGCTGGCATATTCCGGTGCAAAAAACAGCAGAGGTTTCCAATGCTGGAAATACACAAAAGGATTTTGCAACGAATCGCACTACATAGGCATCCGCCCCATTGAAAAAATGGTGATTGAATATCTGGAAAGCATCCTGCACTCTCCTGCAATCGTTTATACGGTAATCTCCTCTGCCTCCGCTGATGCAGACTCCAAACTCGCGGATCTTGAAAAGCAGTTACAAAAAGTGGAAAATAAAGAAAAGCGGATCAAAGCCGCCTATTTGAATGAGATTGACTCATTAGAGGAATACAAAGCGAACAAAGCCGCGCTCTTAAAAGAACGTGCAGCCATTGAAAAAAATATCAAACTGCTGACGATTTCAAACACCGACATGTCTAAAGAAGAAATGGACAAAAAAATGAAGCAGAACATTTCTGCTCTGCTTACAGTCTTACAGGATGATTCCGCAGATTACGTCCAGAAAGGAAACATGATGCGGAATGTCGTTGACCACATCGTGTTTGACCGCGGAAATACAAGTCTCGATATGTTCCTAAAGCTTGTAATTTAGCGGGTTTCAAGGCATTATAGGGTATTACGATACGGTGGTCCCGATGGCGAAATGGGAGCTTCC